ACTTTTGAATGATTATTTTCCGGCGGAGGACTTTACCAACGTCCTTCATTACCTCAGATTTAGTTTTCAGCATCGGCATCCTCCCCCGCTGGCATCAGAGCCACCCCGGTCATCAGCTGCAGCCGCAGAATTTCTTCCCGGAAGTTTTCCTCGAAATACTCACTGGCGTTGTTGTAGGAATACCGGCAATAGTCCAGCAGCAGGTCCTGGGCCAGCCCCGGGGTGCCAAAATCCAATTCAGCCCCGGCTAATTCATTTAAGCGGCCCTTACCCCGGGTGATAATGTTTTGAAGGTGGGCATCTTCATCGCCCCATGTGATTTTTAGGTAAGCCTTTACCTCTTGGAGCACATCACCCACCCTCTTTCACAGGCTCTACCAGCTTCCCAAAACCAGCAGAATTAATCTCCTGCATCCGCTTCTCCGAAATGGTAAGCAAGTCCCCCCGTCGATGGAGGGACTTGCTGTACTTGTTCTGGAAGGTCCGGAGCACTCTCGCTTTTACCTTTTTCTCGCTCATGCCGCATCAACCCTTAAGCAGCGGAAATAGCAGTGTAATCAATTACTACAACGTAGGTTTCAGATATACCGTTAACAGCGGAAGTGATCACGATGACGTTTTGACCTTCCGTCAAGGTGATTTCGTAGGTTCCGTCAAGCTCTGCGCTTACAGGAGTTCCATCTTGAATCACAGTGATAACGGCGTTGTCGTCACGTGGAGTGACTTCGAGAACGATCGTGTCGTTATCTCCGGCAACGGAATCATCTGCCACAGCACCTGCGTAGTAGTGGACATTCTTGTCAAATACGCCGATGTTCACCGGATCATCATTTTCATCGGTGATCGAGATTCCGTCTAACCGCGCATCGACGTAGTCGGTCACCTTGACAAGCGGAACAATTGGCTTGAGGTTGGAAATGTCCAGCAATAGGAAGCTGTTGTTGTCCAGTGGGCGGCCAGTGCCGTATAGCTTGATCAGATAGACTCGCTCGTCTTCGAGGAAGCGATATTCGTCGCTGTACTCAATCTTGCCATCCTTACCGGTACCCAAGACTGCGAAGTACCGTTTACTGATCCCCAGAATTGCCTTACCTTGTTCAACATAGGCCGATTGCACAACCTTTGTCGGGAACGGGAAGATGTCTTTGACATACCCTCCCTGGGGCGTCTTGTAGGTGGTGGCCGGGAAAATCTTCGTCAAGTAGTCAACCGGGTTTACAACCAGCAGCACTTCCGTAACGGTCCGGTATAATCCATTAGGTCCGACCGCCAGCTGTGCGATCAGGCCGCCATAGTTCTCCGGCGAAAAGTCACTGACCGGTGTGGCGACTTTATCGGCATAACCGGTCTGCACATTGAAGTTATTCAGATCTTTAATCATGCCGATAGGCTCGTAAATGTAGTCATCGGGATTGGCTGCACCCTCTGCAACGCCACGGCCGTTGATGATACCCCACTCCAACCCGTTGGCGATAGCCTCAAACAAAATGGTTCTGACATAACGATCCAGCCAGGCAGGACCTAAATCCAACATGGCCTTGCATACCGGGATGAATGCCGACAGCTTAACCTGGCTAAAGTTAAGCTTATGGAACTGGGAACTGAGCTCTTTGGTGATCTTTGCGCAGAGCTTACCCCATGTTGCCCGGAAGCGCCCGTCCATGCTGGAATACAGGTACTCAAGCATTGCAGCAGCATTTTCAAACTGGATGGCCCCCAGCAAAGGGTGTTGCTCGGTGATGTCCTCAAAGACGGCATCAATCACGGTCTTGGGTAAGACGTTATCGAAGCCGCTCAGGGTCATCTTGGGATCCCCGGATTTCATAGCCTCAATCAGCTTTTGGTAATACTCCGTTTCCCCGCTAGTCAGGACACGAACACCACGGCCTACCAAGATCTGATTGTCAACAGCCTGGGCCAAACCTCTGGCTTCGGCCAAAACAGCATCCTGGAGCATTTCTGTGTACTCGGTAAAAGCATTAGTAAATGCTTCCTCGTCTCCATCTTTAACGGCTTGGGCAATCTTGTTCTTAATATCCGCAAGGCGTTGTTGCTGTAAGTCAGGGTTTACCATGGCAAACAGTTGTAAATCAATCTTAAACTTGTTTTTCAATGTTATCGCTTCCTTTCTTCGTAAAATAAAAATTAGCGGAACAATGCCGCCAGTAGGTTGTTGAGTTTATTTGGTTGTTCCGGTTCTGGCTCCGGATCCGGTTCTGGTGTTGGTGCCGGATCTGGCTCTGGTTCGGGTGCCGGTTGTAGCTCTGGAACAGGCTCTGGCTGAGGTTCAGCCCTCACCTTCTTCGCCAGATTAAACAGTGCTTTTCTGGCACTTGCTGCAGCCTTGTTACTTCCGGTTTCACCGACGATGGTCGTAGCAAAACCCATTTCCAAAGCTTCTGCCGGCAGTAGCCAAGTCTCGTCATCCAGGAGTTTTTTTAGTGCTTCCCCAGTAATGCTGATATGGGCCAAGTAGGCTTCAATGGCTGCCTGATTAATCTTCTCAAGGTCATCTGCTTGTTTTCTGAGTTCGTCAGCATTACCAGTAACATACATCCATGTATTATGGATCATTAAAAGCGAAGCACTGGACATGATCCGCTCGTCGCCGGCCATGAACACCACGGAGGCAGCGGAGCAAGCAAAGCCATCACAGTAAGTCTTTACTTTCGCCTTATGTCGCCGTAGAGCGTTGTAAATGGCTAACCCCTCAGCCACTTCCCCACCGTAGGAATTAATAAAGACATTGATCACCTCAATGTCCTTCGGCAGGTTTTCTATTTCTTTTGCTAAGGTGTAGCTGCTCACATCACTCTCAAACCATTCCCAGGAAACAATGTCGCCGTAAATGTAGATGTTGGCCTCTTTACCCTTGGTTTCCAGTGCGTAGTATTTCTTCAATCTTCCCCACCTCCTTCCGCTGCTTTTTCAATGGGTTCATAGTTTTTGGTCATCCACCGGGCCTGGCTCCATTCTGTGTTGAGAGGCTCCATGCCAAGCACCTGCAGGCAATCATCAATACAAAAGACGCCAGTACGCAGGAAGACATCCATGGCGTTGGCCACGTCTTTGATGTCCACAACCTTGATAAAGCTGGTATCCAGCTTCATGTAAGTTCGCTCAAGGTAATTTTTCTTGCCGTAGAGTTTCCGGTTGATTTCATCGGTCAAAAGTTCGGCTAATGGATTAATACAGAAGGTCAGGAAGTTGTTCACTGCCTTCTCAGTGTCCGCTACATTACCTCTCAACAACTGTGGTGGTACCTGGAAGGCAATGGCTACAAAGTCAAAAATGTCGTCAATAAAGGCCCTGATGTCCCGGCCTTCTAAACTGCCTTTGGTACCGGTTGCTTTATTTTCGAGCTCCTCATATTCCAAGCCATTGGTAAGCGGTATGACTGCATCTCCATCCGCGCCGAAAAAACGCTTAAATCTTTCGTTGAGCAGCCTTTGTAGTTCTGCTTGGGCATCATCAGTCTGAGGGTAATTAGCTGGGACAATCAATTTGCCCCTTCTGGAGTTTTGCGTTTTATAGTGCTTTTGGGCAGCAGCGATGAGTTTAGCATAGGATTGATACAAGCCTTCTATGACGGCCCTAATCTGCTGGTTATGGAATTCGAAATGGAACACATCGGCCTCTGTGTATGACCGGCTCAAAGAAAAATCGTCGACTACAACGCCATCATAGATATAATCCCGAAATGCAAACTTGGTGACGTTGAAACTGTCAGCAACGTAAAAATATCCGCCCTGCTGGATTACCAAACACTCGTTGTCATAAACCAGGTGGTGGATCACCTCACGCCAAAACTTGGAGGCGCTTTTGTTCGGGTTCGGTTCTACGTTGAACAAATAATAGTTGTCCTTCTTGACTTCTTGTCCTTTTTCGTAGGTCTTGAATTCAGCCCTGGCCACAGAATTGGCAATCAAATTGATGCAGGCCTGGATGGCCAGCTCCTTAAAAAAGACCTCTGTGGCCAATTGGCCGACGTGGTCGCTTAAATTCAACGTCCCGTCTTTTTTAAACCAGCTTTTGAAAACATCCCACAAACCCAAATTCTCACCTCCCTGATCAATAAGTGTAAACGTCCAGGCTCAATATTTTATCCTGGACTTCTTTTAGCTCACTGTCTTTGGACAGCGCGTGTAACAAGGCAAAAAACCCGTCTGTCTTTCGGGTTTTCGGCTCAATCTTGTAGTAGCCCACATTGCCCTTCTTATCCACTTCCTGATACGTGTTATTCACATACCAGCGCATGGTAGGATTGTCCCCAAACACAATCTTTTCCTCGGCAAACAGCTGCTCAATAAGTGGAGCTACTTTTGCATGAGTAATCGGTCCGCTGCGAACCTCAGTCAATGGTAATCCCTTCTGACTGAATTCAGATTCCAATAACGACGCACGGTAACTGTCACAAACAATGTCTATGATGTTGTATTTCTTTGCCTGCTCAAGAAACCAACCAGAAATATCTGATGCGCTGATATTCGGCCGGTTAATTATCGTTATCAACCCTCGTTCTGCCATTTCTCGCACCGGAAACTTTATCGGACGACTTTCAACTTCTAATGCCAAATGGCAAACGAAAGTATGTTCAATCCAGTACCGCTTGCCTTTATACTTAAAAAGCAGTCCACAGCTTGCAAAATCAGTTGTCCTGGCATAGTCAATAGCGCCGATACATTGAAGCCCTTCAAGCTCCTTGAACGGTATTGGTTGATTAGTTGCCAGTATTTTCTCCCAAGGAGCAACTACAGTGAAGTTATCTTGAGCTGGCATGTTCATACGCTTTGTCATGAAATCAATTGCCAAACCCGGTTGATACTTCAGTCTAATATAAGCTTTTTCTAATTCCTTTTTTAATT